GGCCGCTTCTGGGAAGAGGGCTTTGATCGCAAGATAGGTGCGGGCGCACGCGGTGGCCCGCGCATCCTCAAAGGCAAGTCGCTGGAGACCTACATCGCCAAGCATCCGCCCGGCACCAAGCACTACGACGCCCGGCCATTCCTGAAGCCAGCCCTCTACGCAACAACACCAAGCCTGGCCGAGCGCCTGGCAAAGATCGGGGTTAGCAAATGACCCGCGAGCCCATCATGGCTGCGCTCTTTGCGAAGCTGTCCAGCATTTCCGGCGTGGTCACGGCCAGCCGCGTGTTGCAGCACCTGAGTCAAGTGCCGGCGCAGAACCAGCCTGCCTTGTTCCTGTGCCCGCAAAAGCAGTCGGCCAAGCGCGTGCGCGGCCTGCCCGCTGTCTGGACCATCGACGTGGCGGTTTACCTCTATGTCACGCGCTCTGACGACAGCGTGGTGCCCGACACCCAAATGAATGCGCTGCTGGACGCCATAGAGCTTGCCTTGATGCCATCTGGCGGCGAAGTGCAGTCCCTGGGAGGTCTATGTGACCACGCATGGATCGAGGGCGACATTCAAACAGACGAGGGCGCATTGGGCGCCCAAGCCGTGGCACTTGTGCCCATTCGAATTCTTGTCAGTTTTTAACGGAGCATCATCATGCAAAATATTTTCGGCGCTGGCGTACTTGTTGGAACACCCCTTACCGACTACGCAGGCAATGCAATCGCAAACCCAACGCCCGTTCAATTCGGCGTTGCTCAGGAGATCTCGCTCGACATTTCCTTCGACACCAAGATGCTTTACGGCAATCTGCAATTCCCTGTCGCCGTGGGCCGTGGCAAGGGCAAGGTATCGGGCAAAGTCAAGGCCGCTCAGGTCAATGGCGCACTGTTCAACAGCATCGTGTTCGGCCAGTCGCTTGTCTCCAGCATCATCAATGACGTGTACGACACCACCGGCATGCTGATTCCGGCCACGCCATTTACGATCACGGCCAGCACCACCAGCACGCTGACCACGTTCATCATTCCCAACGCTGGCACATGGTCTGCTGACTTGGGCGTGCGCAACGCAAACAACGTGCCCATGACCCGCGTGGCATCCGGACCGACCACCGGGCAATACACCGTTGCCGCTGGCATCTATGTGTTCGCCACTGCTGACGTTGGAACACAGGTGTTCATCAGCTACCAGTACACCGCCACCAGCACGACTGCCAAGAACAGCACCATTGTCAATCCGCTGCTCGGCTACGCTCCAAGCTTCCGTGCAGACATTTACCTGCCGTTCGCAGGCAAGTCTTTGATCGTGACTTTGCCCAACTGCATCGCCTCCAAGCTCTCGATGGCGACCAAGCTGGATGACTTCATGATTCCTGAATTCGACTTCGAGGCGTTCGCCAATTCGTCGGGCCAGGTGCTCACCTACGCATTGAGCGAATAACTGAGTAAGAAAAGCGCCTAAAATGGGCGCTTTAATAGGGGCGAAGCATGGCACTGGTCAAGATCAAAGGCACTCCAATCGAGTTTGCGGACGGCGTTACCTACACCGTGCCGCCCCTGAGTCTGCGACAGGTGCAAGCCCTGCAGGACCGTCTGGCGACCTACACCGGAGCGATTGATGCAACGTCTGTCGCCCTGGTGATCGACACCGTGCTTGCGGCCCTGTCGCGCAACTATTCAGACATGACGACCGATTCCGTGGCCGACCTGATCGACCTGGGGAATATGGCCACAGTGATGCAGGCCGTCATGGGTGTGTCTGGGCTGGAGAAGAAGGCCGAAGCATCGGGGGAAGCTCTGGCGACGGCATAGCCTGGCCGGAACTGTTCGCGCACCTCGTCATGTCAACCGGCATGACTTGGGACCAAGTACAGGACCAGCTTGATATTCCGTCGCTTGATGCCCTCACCGAGTATTGGCAGAGCTACCCGCCCGTGCACGTCATGGTGGCCGGCTACTTTGGCATCAAGCCCAAGCCCAAGGCCAAAAAGGCGCAAATGGATGACGCGGCGATTGCTGAACTGATGGCGAATTTTCCAAGGACTGCATGATGGCAAGCGATAACGAAATCGAAGTTGGCTTCGGGGTTGATACCTCAAAGCTCGAAGCTGGTGCAAAGACTGCCAGCGATGCCGTCAAGAATTCCACGGAGCAGATGAAGTCGGCTTTCGCGCAGCTCACCGAGGCGGTGATTGCGTCGCATGAAAGTATCGCGGGGGCAATGGAGGGCATCAGTGCAGGCTTTGAGAAGTTCAATGGCATTCTGAAGGGCGTGACCGCTGCGATTGTTGGATCTACTGCAATCAAGGAGTTTGTCAAGGACGCGGCTGCACTCACTGCTGAATCCGCAGGCTTGGGTAAGGCCATGGGTCTAAGCACCACAGAGGCCAGTTATTTGAAATCAGCGCTTGCCGAAGTCGGCTTGTCGTCTGAGTCGGCCATGACGGCCGCCAACAAAATCACGATGGCGCTCGTAAAAAACGAGGATGCATTCAAAAGCCTGGGTGTTGCCACGCGGGACCAAAATGGCAACTTCTTAAGCACCGGGGCCGTCATGGAGGCCACAAACGCCCGCCTGCGCGAGTTTGGCGAAGGCACTGACCGCAACGTTGAAGGCATGAAGATTTACGGCCGGTCATGGTCTGAAATCGCGCCACTGGTCAACAAGTTCAAGGGCGTGACTGATGAAGCCCGCGAGGAGGCGGAATCGCTCAACCTGGTTGTAGGGCAGGAGTCTGTGGACGCCATGGCGGCATACAAGAAGGCGAACAACGGCGTAGGCGAAGTGCTTGAGGGGTTGAAAAACACCATCGGGCAAGCACTTATGCCGCTGCTGACCGACATGGCGGAATGGTTTAAATCCATCGGGCCAACAGCCATCGAAATGACCCGCATTGCCGTGGGCGCCGTGGCCACTGCCTTCAATCTTCTGGATGTGACCGTCTATTCAGTCTGGGAAGTGGTCAAGACAGTGATCCAGACGATCACCGTGGGGCTGGTCACCGCTGCGACCGTCATTGAGCGACTGCTTAACAGAGACTGGGCGGGCGCAAAGGCTGCTTGGCAGTTGGGCGGACAAACGATTGCCGACGACTGGTCCACGAACATGACCAAGATTGCAGTGAAGGCCGACGATACCGTCAAGCGAATCGTCCAGGCGTTCAGCGGCAAACAGACCGAAACCAAGGCCCCAAAGCAAGGCCTGCACAGCGAGGGTGGCGAGCAAAAGGACGAAAAGCCCAAGTCCGAAATGGCCGAGTTCAAGGCGCAGCTTCAGGCCAAGCTCGAGGCTGAGGGCGACTACTTCAAGGACTCCACAGACGAATCTCTTGCCTACTGGGAGGGCGTTAAGGCTATGGGACTGAAATCGGAAGCCGACAAACGAGCCGTCAACACCGAGATATTCAACCTCACCAAGAAGACCCTGGGCGACCAAAAGACCATCCAGACCGAGGCCATCACCAGCGAAATGGCGCTTGAGCGCGCCCGCGTGGCCACGGCAATCGACACCATCAACGCCAAGCAAGCCGCAGGCAAGATGAGCATGTCCGAGTCTCTGGCTCAAATCAAAGCCCTGCACGACGCGGAATACGCGGCCGAAGTTGACTTACTGAACCAGAAGAAAGCCATCCTTGGCACCACTGCCATCGAAGCCAAGAAGATTGATGACGAGCTTGTGATGGCAGGCGAGAAAAACAACCTGACCGTTATCAAAGACGCCGCAGCCGCAGCTGCTGAAGTGCGCAAGGGGTGGGAAAAGGCCTTTGCTCCAATCGTCCAGGCCATGGATACGGCAGTCAAGGGGATTATCTCGGGCACCACGACGATGCAAAGGGCCTTTGACAACATATTCAATTCGATTTTTGTGGAGGTAATGAATGTTGGCGTCAAGGTGGTTGCGAACTGGGCGGCGACCGAGGCGGCAAAAACTGCAGCTTCATTGACTGGTGCCCAGCTTCGCAAGGATGCCAGTGCAGACGAGGCCATTGAAGCAGTGGCCAAGAGCGCATGGGCTGCGTTGAAACAAATTACCAACGATGCAGCGACAGCCTTTTCTGGTGCGTTTTCGTCAACTGTTGGCATTCCGATTGTTGGCCCTGAATTGGCCCCAGGTGTTGCTGCTGGCGCGATGGGCGCAGTCATGGCTGCTGGTGGTTCAATTGCATCCGCCCGTGGCGGCTACGACATACCGGCAGGCCTGAACCCCATGACTCAGCTCCATGAGCGTGAAATGGTGTTGCCTCAAGCGCAGGCAGACGCCGTGCGGAACATGGCAAGTGGCGGCGGTGGGGGCGGCGACGTTCACATGCATGTCCACACCCAGAGTACGCAAGACTTCCAAACCTTCCTGTCCAAAAACAGCCATGTTCTGGCGCCGGCACTGCGCCGCCTGGGCCGCAACTTTTCGCCGAGCAACGCATGAGCCAGTCCGTCTACCCCATGTCTGTGCCGGGCCTGCTGCCCACGGTATCGGTATGGCCACGTTTCTCAACGCGCACGCAAAGTGCAGTGTCTGGGCGCGAGACGCGCGCGGCCTTCATGCAGTACCCGCTGTGGGACATCACGGTAGGCTATGAATTCCTGCGGGCAAATTCAGCCTTCCCAGAGCTTGACACCATCGTGGGACTCTTTCTCGCGTGCAAGGGATCGTGGGATTCTTTTCTGATCGCCATACCAAACGACCAAGCCTGCACAAACATGCCTTTTGCTACTGGCGACGGAGTGACGACCGTCTTTCAACTGACGCGCACTCGTGGCGCTGGTGGCTTTGGCTTCACCGAGCCGGTGATGAACCCGCTTGCCGTCACCAACATAAAAGCGGCTGGCGCAGTTGTGAGTGGCGCAGGCTACACCATTGGCAGCACCGGTCTCGTGACATTCACCACAGCGCCAGCCAGTGGCGCGGCCTTGACCTGGACTGGCACTTACTATTTTCGGTGCCGATTCACCAAAGACCAGATCGAGTTCGACGGCTTCATGCAAGACCTGTATGAGCTCAAGAAGGTCGAAATGATCGGCGCACCAGGTAACAGGGTATGAAAACAGTAACCGCGCCGCTGCTCACTCTGCTGAATGCTGGGGGCCCGTACACCATGGCCGACCTGTACACCATCACCATGGCATCGGGCGCCGTGCTGCGCTGGACCAGTTATGACGTGGACGTGGTGCACCCTGTCAGCGGCCTGACCTACTCCAGCAGCGGCCCGGTCATCAGCCGCGGCAAAACCCGCATGATTATCGGCGCCGAGGTAGACACGCTGGACGTGTCCATTTTCCCCCGCACCACCGACCTGATCAACGGCGTAGGCGTCCTGGCTGCCGCTCAGGCTGGTGGATTCGACGGCGCGATGCTCAATCTGGAGCGTGCTTTCCTGTCCCCCGCACCGACCGCCGTCGGCGTCGTGTCGATGTTCTATGGGCGCTTTGCGGATCTTCAAATTGGCCGCACATCGCTGGTGTGCCGCATCAACTCGGGCACCGAAGCCCTGGCGACACTGTTGCCGCGCAACCTTTATCAGCCCGGCTGCATCCATACCTTGTACGACAGCGGCTGTGGCCTGAACCGCTCCAGCTTTGGCAGCAGCTCCACCGTGCTGGCATCAAGCACCAACATTCTTCTCAATTGCGGCTTGTCCAACGCGGCGGGTTATTTCGACCGTGGGTATGTGCAGTTCGTGGGTGGCGCGCTCGATGGCGTGCGGCGCACGGTGAAGTCGTACACGCCTGGTGCAATCACCCTGTTTTCTCCGCTGCCATCCGTGCCAGTGGTTGGTGCGGTTTTCAGCGCTTACGCTGGATGCGACAAAACGCAGGCGACATGCACCAGCAAATTCAGCAATGTGGCGCAATTCCGTGGCGCTCCATACATCCCCATTCCGGTGATTGCAGCATGACCACGCGAGACAAGATCACCGCCGAGGCCATGACCTGGATTGGCACGCCATTCCATCACGCAGCGCGCATTAAGGGCGTGGGCGTGGATTGCGCAAACCTGCTGGTGGGCGTGTTCTCCACTGTCGGCCTGGCCCCAGACGTGCAGCTTGATCACTACCCGCCCGACTGGCACATGCACCGCGACGAAAAGCGATTCCTTTCCATCCTTGGGCAATACGCAGACCCGCTGCCAGCGGATGCGCCGCCACTGCCCGGCGACATTGCCATGTTCAATTACGGCCGGCACGCCGCACACGGATCCATCGTGATCGACTGGCCCATGGTTTGCCATGCCTGGTCTGACGTTGGCCAAGTGGTGCTGTCCGAAGCCAACACTGGCCCGCTGGGTGATCGCCTGGCTGGCTTTTACCGTGTGCGAGGCATTCAATGAGCGGCCTTTTCGGAGGTGGTAACAATCCCACCGTGACGCCGGTCACTGGGCTGAACATTCAGACCAGCGCCAACGGCTTGCCCATTCCCTTGGTGTATGGCACCACGGTGGTGACGCCCAACTTGCTTTGGTACGGCGACTTCAATGCCGTGGCACAAAGCCAGTCCAGCGGCGGCAAAGGCGGATCGCAGACAACGGGCTACCTGTACAACGCCTCCTTCATCTTGGCGCTGTGCGAGGGGCCGGTGTCGGGTGTGCTGACGGCCTACATCAACAAGGCGGTCGCGTCTCCATCGACCTATTTTTCGATTTTCACGGGCACCTACCCGCAAACGCCCTGGGGTTACCTGTCGAGCAACCACGCCGCCCAGGCCATCGGGTATCAGGGCATCGCTTACGCCGCGGCGGCGGCCTACAGCCTGGGTAGTAGCGCCAGCCTGCCGCAACACTCGTTCGAAGTGGCTGGGCTGAAAATACTCTCTGGCTCCAGTGATGCGGATCCGAAGGACGTGCTGAACGACCTGTTCACCAATCAGGTCTACGGTCTGCCAAACGCGCCTTCAATCTCTGGTCTTTCGCAATATTCGGCCTACTGCCGTGCGTCCGGACTGCTGATTTCTCCCTGCTACGACGCGCAGACAGCTGCATCGCAGATCGTCACCGACCTGATGCAGATCACCAACACCGGGGCCTACTACTCTGAGGGCGTGCTAAAGCTGGCGCCCTATGGTGATGCCGCAGTGACCGGCAACGGCGTGACCTACACGCCCACGCTGACCGTGATTGCCAATTTTGGGGATGACGACTTCCTTGATGACGGAAGCACCGAGCCGGTGGCGGTCAGCCGCAATTCGATTGCCAACACCGTTAACACCACTGCCGACGGCTTCAATCAAGTCACGCTCGAATATCTGGATAGGACGAACAGCTACGCCGCGACCACGGTCATCGTGCAGGATCAGGCGTCGATTGACGTGTTCGGCCTGCGCCCCATGCCGGTCATCACCGCGCACCAGTTCGCCACAGGCGCGGCCGCTAACATCGCCGCCATGCTGATCTTGCAGCGCTCGGTGTACGTCCGCTCGCAATACACATTTCGGCTTGGCTGGAAGTGGTGCTACTTGGAGCCCACCGACCTGGTGACGATCACGGACGCCAATCTGGGACTCAATCTGTACCCGGTGCGCATCCTGTCGATTGAAGAGGATGAGTTTGGCACGTTGACGGTGCTTGCCGAAGACGCGCCGCCCGGCGTGAGTTCGCATGTTGTGGCGCCCGTGCCCACCAATGGCGGCTACGCGGTAAACCAACTGCTCGCACCTGGCAGCACCAATACGCCGGTGATTTTTGAGGCGCCCAACTCGCTGAGCGCGCCAAACCTTGAATTGTGGGTGGCGGCAAGCGGCGGCTCCAACTGGGGCGGCTGCAACGTCTGGGCCTCAAGCGATGGCACGACATACGAACTGATCGGTTCGATCACTACACCAGCGCGACACGGCCTTTTGACCTCCACGCTGCCATCCGGAACAGACCCGGACACGTCGCACACGTTCGGCGTTGACATGACGGCCTGCCGTGGCCAACTGATTGCCGGCACATCTGTCGATGCAGACTCAGGCAATACCATGCTCTGGGTAGATGGCGAGCTGATCAACTACAGCGCGGCAACGCTCACGTCTGCCTATCACTACAACCTGGGCGCCTACCTGCGCCGAGGCCAGATGGGTACCGCCAACGCCACGCACACCGTGGGCGCCCAGTTTGCACGCCTGGACAGCGCGATTTTCCAATACACCGTGCCGCGCAGCCGCATCGGTTCGCCCATCTACCTGAAATTCCCAGCCTTCAACATCTGGGGGCAGGCAACGGAAGCCCTGTCATCTGTCACGCCCTATACGCACACCTTTGCGGGTAATGCACCGTCTCCCATCACCGGCCTGACTGCCACGGGCGGCATGTTCCAAGTGACGCTCAATTGGACGTTCACGGCGGGGCAAATTGACCGTTCATTTGTGGAAATCTGGGGCAACACGACCGATAGCCTATCCACCGCATTCATTTTGTCCAGCGTGAAGAATCCGGCAACGAGCTGGGTGCACCCTGGGCTTACTCCGGCCCAGATTTGGTACTACTGGGCGCGGGTCGTAGACACATCCGGCAATGACAGCGCCTTCTATCCCGTGGGAGTTACGGCCGGCGTGCCTGGATCGCCCAGCAGCGACCCTTCAGCCCTCCTGACCCAGCTCAACAACAGCCTGGGCATCAGTCAGCTTTCAGCCGCTCTGGCCGCGCCCATCACCACGCTGACCTCTGCGCCAGTCCTGGCCGCCATCGGTAATATGCCGTTTGAGTCGGCGGCGAATGCGAGCAATGCCACCAATGCGGCGAACGCCTCACTCCAGGCAGCGCTTGCGGACTTCGACCTGCAGAAACGCATGACGTGGCAGGAGTCTGCAACCAACTCCACCATGACGCTCGACCCGATCACCGGGAAGTGGGCGCTGCTGGCGACGGCCAACGTCACTACGGACGTGTCCGCCCAGCTCACTGCCGTGCAAGTCCTGGCCAATGCCACAGCCGCAACGTTGACCAGCACCGTGTCAACGCTGACCACGGTGTCGGGCAACCTCACCAGTACGCAGGCGGCTGTGACTATTTTGCAGGGCCAGATCACGACCACTGCCAGCACCGTGTATGTGGACAACTCGGTGGCAAACGCAACCGGCCCCATCACTACGACGGCGGCAAATGCATATACGGCGCTGGCCGCATCGGAGTTGCAGTCGGCCATTGACGCGTTCACCGGGCAACAGTCGGCCCAGGCGCTCACCGCGAGCGTGGCCCTGGCCAACACCAACATCAAGACCAATGCGGACGCCCTGAGTTCCCAGGCAACCAGTTTTGCGGCCTTGGTGGCCGCATACGCTGGAAGCACGGCGTCTACCCTGGCAGCGATAACGAATGAGCAGACCACGCGAGCAGCAGCAGACACTGCGCTGGCTCAGACCACCACCACGCTGACAGCGACGGTGGCAAGCAATCTGGCGGCCACCAACACGGCCCTGGCGACCAAGGCCACGATTGCCTATGTGGATGCGGCCACGGCCACGCTCACGGCTTCGATTGCCTCCACCAGTTCAACGCTCACGACGGCCTACCAAGCGGCGGACACCACCACGCTGACCAACGCGAATGCCCATTCGGACACC